TAACGGTAATGTCATTTTTAATAACATCACCTAGACCGTTGTTACGAAGCCATTTAAAAGCTGCTTCCTGTTGATCTTTAGGAATAGAAGCGCCGTAGACTTTTTTTATTTCTACACTCTCACCATCCTTCAGCTTTAATTTTGTAATCTGCATTTCATCCATCATTGCTGGAATTTCAATGCTTGAAACTGCTCTCGCTTTTTCTTTGAGTTTTTTCAAAGATGCTTCTGCGTTTGCAACTTCATCTTCTAAATCTTTTAGTTCTAATATTTTATCAGACAATCGTTTAGCGGAATCTATCTGCTCAACAGATTGCATTCTATCATTTTCATAATCAATTTTCGTCATAACTTTCTCGCCTTTCTATATATACTTTATTATTAATAAGTCAAGATTTATTTTTTATATAAATCAATCTCAACTGGATAATATCTTCTTTCTTGTTTATCCCATTTCAACAAATTGTATTTACCATTTGTTGTATCAGATACTATTGAACACGCTACGCCAATAATAGCTGGATCTCCAGTTAGTAATAAATAATCGTCAGAAGTGTAATTTTTTAATTTACTCCTTAAGGTTGATATTACATAACTAGGACTTAAAATAATTTGTGAGTTTTCTGGAAGTAAAACTTTTAACTGTCCAAATTGGGTTGCACCAATAATATTTATTTTAGGCGCTCCCATCTTTGTACCAGGCACATCTTGAATAACATAAACTATGTTACTTTTGTTTGTCTGTTTTAACTTATCATTAGTCATAAATTACTTTCTTGACATTGTATATCACATAATATATATGCTTCCAATAGAAAGTAAAATTATAATATGCATTACAAATATAAAAGCAAGCCATTTGCTCATCAAAAAAAGGCCCTTGAAATGTCATGGGATAAAGAAGCTTTTGCGTACTTTATGGAAATGGGTACAGGTAAATCAAAAGTATTAATTGATAATATTGCCATGCTTTATAACGCAGGTAAAATTGATGGTGCATTAATAGTAGCACCTAAAGGTGTTTATAAGAATTGGTTTGACTCTGAGATACCTGCACATATGCCGGATTACATAGAAAAAAAAGTAGGTTTATGGAGAACTAAACCTGATGATAAAGCTTTAAAACCTTTGTTTGCTACAGGCGCAGAACTACATATATTGATTATGAATGTAGAAGCGTTCTCTACTAAAAAAGGTATGGACTTCGCAGAAAAGTTTTTATCTAGTCACAAAGCTTTAATGGGTATCGATGAATCTACTACAATTAAAAACCCTGCTGCTAAAAGAACTAAAAACATTGTATTTCTACGACCACTTACAAAGTATAGAAGAATACTTACAGGTTCTCCTGTAACTAAATCACCTTTAGATTTATTCTCACAATGTTATTTCTTGGATCCTTTCCTATTAGATCAATCTTCGTATTATGTATTTAGAACAAGATATGCTATATGTAGAAAAATAAATGTGTCAGGTAGATCGGTAGAAATTGTAGTGGGATATAGAAATTTAGGAGAATTATCAGAGAAGTTAAAAAACTTTTCTTACCGTGTATTAAAAGATGATTGTTTAGATTTACCTAAAAAAACATTTGTCAAACGTACAGTTGATCTTACTGAAGAACAGAAAAAATTATATAAACAAATGAAACAAGAAGCCATTGCATTTTTAAATGGTAAAATGGTTACATCGGCAACTGTAATTACACAGCTTATGAGACTACATCAAATTACTTGTGGTCATTTCACAGCTAACGATGGCACAGTTCAAGATATTAAAAACAATCGTATTACTCAGTTAATGGATGTACTAGAAGAGATGGAAGGCAAAGCTGTTATATGGGCTCACTATCGATATGATATTAGAAAGATTGTGGAGGCTATATCAAAAAAATATGGCGAAAATGCGGTCGTAACTTATTATGGTGATACATCTACAGATGATAGACAAAAAGCTATTAAAAAAATACAAGACCCTAAAAGTGCTGTTAGATTTATTGTAGGCACTCCACAAACAGGTGGTTATGGTATTACTTTAACAGGTGCCAGTACAATGATATACTATTCTAATGGTTATGATCTTGAAAAGAGAATGCAATCAGAAGCTAGAATAGATCGTATTGGTCAAGAAAAACCTATGACGTATATTGATTTAATTGCTGAAGATACTATTGATACAAAGATTGTTAAATCACTTCGTAATAAAGTTAATATTGCTACAGAAATTATGGGAGAAGAATTAAGACAATGGATATAATTTGTGATTAAAAAACTAAAAGAATCTGAATACGAAACTATTGCTGAGTGTATTTCATCAGATCAAGTACCCTCAGAGGATGTTGCAGACTATTTTAAAGATAAGAAATTTTATAAATACTACAAGAAAAATTATATGTGGATCTATTCAAGACCTGAATTAGATATATGAGATATCCATATTATATAAGAATGGCTATACTATTATGTGTTGGTGCGTTCGCACCCATAATGATTCATCACATTGTTTATAAGTTGTGGGATGTTAGTGTATTACGCGCAGCAGAAATAACTTTTATATTATGTATTCCAATAGCTTATTGGATGGCGTGTAAAATTAATGAACGTTGGCACGACGACAGGGAAGATTAAAGTTTTTGTAATAAAACTAAAATAACACCACCCATACCTGTAATAACAGCACCCATAGATACTAATAATATTCTTTCTACTCTAGTAATTTGATTTTCTAATTTTTGAATTTTGTCATGAGTTTGCTTCTGCATAATTCTGCAGAGCTTTTCGTGCGAGTCTATTCGTTGTAATGCGTTTTCTTTAGACATTAAAATCTTCCTCTAGCTGCATCTCTGTTAGATTGTTCTTGTTCAACAGCTGATTCTCTACTTGATGATTGACTAGATCCGCTATCACTGCCTCGATCTTCAAAACCAATATTTGCATCAGTCATAGCTGCATTTTTTTTAGCAACTACATCTCTATAAAAATCACCTTTATCTCCCCCTAAAGCATTTACACCATAAGCTTTATTTAAAGCATATTTTCCATAATCACCAAAAGCAGAAGCTGTGTTAATACCATATCTATCTTTAAAACCTGCACCTCTCTGACTTGGATCTGCAAACTGTTTATAAAAAGGATCATAAGATTGTTTAAACATATCCCCACCTTTAATTAGTCCCGCTAATGAACCCATCATTGCACCAGGCACTCCAAAAACTATGTTACCTACATTACCTAAAGCTTTTGACATTATTCCTCTGCTTGCAATATCTTTTCCAAGATTAACAGCTCCGCCACTTAAACTTTCAAGTAATTCACCGAGACCTTTTTCTCTCGCATCTTTAACGTTGGGCATCCTTTCTCCTTCTTCGTAGTAATTATCTAACTCCTCCGTAATATCAATTTCGTCCCTCATCTCTTGAGTTAGCATATCATCAGCACCTAATGATGTTGGTGTAAGAATAGAAAGAGGCAACGATGCTTTACTTAAAAAATTTAAAGCTTTACCACCAAATGATTTGGCTAAGTCTGCAGCGTCTAAAGCTAGTTTTCTTGTAAGTGGAGTAGCGCCTCCTATTTTTTGATCACCAAGACCAAAAATACTTTTAAAACCTTCAATGCCATATTTAACAGGACCAACACCACCTTTAAAATTAGGGTTATATCCTAACGTTCTATCTAATTTAAAAGCTTCAGGGTAACTTAAACTTTTAGCTTGAGCTATATTTTCAGGTGTTAATTGTAAAAATCCCATTATACTAATCCTCTGTTTCTAAGTGCTATCATTTTTTCCTCTTCCGATAATAAAGCACTTTCAGTGGGCGTCAACCCAGTTTGCATAACATTCGGTGTAGCTTGCGCCACAGAAACGTTAGGCATAGGTTGCTCTGGTAATGGTGGAACCATGCTAGTATCTGATTCTGGTAATAAATACTTATTTACATCAATATTAAATTCTTGGTTTAGTTTTAATTTAAGCATGTCTTTGCTTATTTTTTCTAGTTTTTTTAACACTTTTTTGTTTAAAGGATTAGGTATATTTTTTTCATCTGACTCTTTTGCATAAGATGCTATAACATCTGTACTAACACTAAATGGCTCAAACTTATTGTCTTCTATAAATCCATAAAGTTTTAAAGCATTTCTATCAGAAAACTCTTCTGCTATTTTTGTATCTCTCATACCTAAAACTTTTACAGCATCATACAATCTTCTCATTTTACTGTACGTTTCATACCTTTGTTTATTTGCTTCAATAAATTGTCTTATAATTATGTTTTCATCTTTTACAGGATCTCCTGTTCTAGTACCAGCGTATATTAAATTACGTTCATTACGCGTGTCCCTTTTAAATTTTTGTATTCTAAAGTTAAGAGTTTTTTCCAGATTAAGTGGTACTTTTCTAAATCCAAATAATCCCATAAGTTCATCAGGTATTTCGTATTTTGTGCCTTTCACAGTTTGATCTGTTAAAGCTTTATATAATCTTACTAATTGCTCCCTAGATCCTGGTGATAATTCTTTAGCTGCATATTCTATAGCTGTTGAAAGTTTATCACCTGGCTCATCCCGTTCATTCCATATTTGTCTACCTTCTTTTGTCCTACCTTTTCTTGCAAAAAGATCTAACACAACACCTATCCAAATTGATTCTTGAATAAAAGGTTCAAATACTTTTCCTGTGGCTTTTACCATACCATCTAAAAGTTGTGGAACTAAAGGTGCATTAGGATCTCTTTGTACTTTAGCCAATGTTGTTTGCACAGGTTGAATCATTGTGTCATAGAAGAAACCATGACTAAAGTCTATGTATTTATATTTACCATCTTCGTACACTGGAAGAATCGTATTATCTTCTGACCATGTAGGTAATACTTCTCTTATCGCATTTAATTGATTTCTAGTTATTCCATATAATCCCCTAAATGATTCTACTAACGCAGGTGGTAAAACAGCGTAAGTAAACGCTTGACCCATTAGACTATTATAACCTATTTGTTTTCTAACAGGATCTTTAATTTCTTTTAATGCTCTAGCAGTTGTATTTACACCTGTTCTATATATTTCTGCAGGGAAAGCTGCGAAACTTCCAAGGGGTGAACGTCTAACACTTTTTACAAAATCAGAAACATAAGCATAGTTTGGCACAGTTTCTCTAACAATCTGTGCTGCTTCTTTCATTAGCTCAAGATCAGAGGGTTTTGTTGCTTGTGTAATTACTTTGCCATCTACGCCTTTAACTCCATTTTTAATTGCAGTAGTAAAAGCGGTATCTAATTTATGCGCTTCTGCTAAAAAATTATATACTCTAAAAAAGTCATCTTCTGCTGTGTATAAGTCTTGTGCAACATCATATAATCTTTTAAATTTACGTGTGCCTGTATTTAATACTTTATTAAAAAATTGATCAGTTGTCATATTAGCCGTTCTTACTTGTGCTATGTCAGAAAATATTCCTTCTAATTCTCTAGCTACAATGTTTTGGTTAGTAACACCTTCTTCTAATAAAAATCTATAAAGAGATTGATCCTCAGTCATATTTCTAAATCTTGGATTACCTGTCATTCTATACAACAGTTGTGGTTGCACAGCTTTTCTAGATTTATTTAAAAACTCTGCAATCTTTAATGGTGGTATTAAAATGTTTCCTCTGTGTATTGTAGTAAACATAGAAGAAAAAAAGTTTCTAGCATGTGTAAAAGGGCCTAAAATAGTTTTAGCTGCTTGTGATAAACCTTTAGGTATTAACATACCCAGTCTCCAAGCTAAACTTCTTGTAAGCGGACTACCTACAACAGCATCACCAACTCTTATAGCTTCAGCAAAATCTGTTCTTGTAAAGTATCCATCTAACGGACTTTTATAAATTGTTTCTGGTAAAGCTGTTTTTAAACTTAATGGTACTTTTGTAATTTGTTGATTTGGTAAATTTATTACAGCATTATTATAACTTTTAAAATACGTAGGTCGGCCTATTTCTCCTGGGTTAGCTCCAGCCTTTAATCGTTTTGCTATGTTGTCAGAATCTCTTAATAATTGATTATAAAATTTATCTCTAGAAATAGTCTCCGCAAGTTCTGTCATTACACTGTATATACCCTTTTGTGCATTTCTATATTCTCCAAATAATTTTTTAAAAGCTGTAAGATCTGATTCTTTTTGTATTAAACCTCCTCTACCATCAGGTTTAAATTTACCTGTAGTAATATATTTACCAATGTTTACTCTTTGCACAGCCTTATCAGCTAAAGCACTTTGTTCTCCAATATCAAACACTAATGCATTTGTTGATTTATCTTTAAATGCATTTTTAGTAATATCATTAACAAGTTTATTTGCAGTAGCATCATCTAAAGTTTTACCATTCGTTCTTGCGTATCTTTGTAATACTTTTGCTACTTCTTCTATACTTTCAGCTGTCGGTCTATAACCATTAAATAAACCTCTGTTATCATCTAGCATTCGATAATCTACAGATAATTGATTTCTTATTCTTTCATTTAATATTTTATTTAATTTATCTGTTCCCGCTACAACATTTTTACTTGAGCTAATTAAAGATTTTAATCCTGCCGTGGTGTTTCTAAAAGCAGTAGCATCTGTAATAATTTTTTTAATAGAGTTTTTAGATACACCTAGTTTATCCATAGACTCTTTAAATGTCTTTATAGCTTTATTAGAAAAACCAGGAAAGGCTATCGACTTACCTTTTAAAACAACATCATCGGTGCTTTTAAATAAAAACTCAGATATTGTTTTAGAAAAAGCATCTGGATCTTTAACTGCTAAAGCAGCGCCGCTTGTTTCTTTAGATATTTCTCTTAATCTATCATCAAAATTTCTAGATGCATCTTTTGCTAATGTTTTTATAGCAGATTTTTTACCTTCTAATTTTTGAATACCATCGAATAATTCTTGTGATTTATTACTTCTAGATCTAAAAGGTTTACCAACAAATTTATCCACCCATCTTTCTAACAAACTATCACTATATGCAAGATCTTTACCTTTTTGCACAAGAAGTTTACCAATCTTACCTGTGCCTACTACGGCTGGTATAATAGGAAAACCAAGTTCAGCTCCAAATTTTAATCTATTTAATAATTGTCTTTGTGCATCTTCAGCGCCTATTTCTCTTTCATTTCTATCTAATCCTGTTGGTAAGAAATCTAAAAAATCCCAATCACCAAACGTACCAATATCTTCTACGTTAGATACAATAAAACCTCCACCAACTCCTCCACCCACAGCAATACCTATAAATTTATCTGTGCCAGTTATTTTATTTAATTTAGCAGCTTCTTTGACTGCTTTCGCTGCATTTATATTATTTGTTGTCTTAACATATCGACCACCTTTAATAGCATTTACTAATTGTCTAACGTATTGAGATCCTTTTGTTATAACAGGTATAGCAGTTTTTTGAGCTATCTTACCTGCACCATATAACTGACCAATGGCTTCTGTTATCTTTCCTGCTGCAGTTTCTCTTGCTACTTCTTCAGATGCTTTTTCTATTTTACCTACAATAGTTCTATCAAAAGATTCGTTAAATTGAGATGTCAGCGTTTCATCAACTGGTATATTTTGATCTCTAAATACATCAGTAAGTAAAGTTCCAAAAGTAACTAATCCTTTTGGTATTTTAATACCTGCACTAATACCAGCTCCAACTAGAGACTCTACAAGAGAAACATCTTCTTCTACTTCTTTACCTTGTGTTTTATCGTAAATCTTACTAATAGTTCTTATTGTTTCTTCTGTAAGAGTGCCTGTCTTACTATCCTTTGAAATAAGTGTACGAGGTTTTTCTTCTGTTGTTTCTTGTAATTGTAAATCTTTATCCTTGACTACTTCTTCAATGCTTTCTTCTTCTAGTGTATTGGTAAACTCAAAACCTTCTGGTAGCTTGAATGTGTCAGACATTTAAACTCCTTTCTAAATCCCAGGTAATTCTTGTAATATACCTTTTTCTTCATTAAATATAAAAAATCCATTCTCTTCAATAACAAAATAAACTTTGTTTCCTGTAAAATCGTCTTTATCGTTTGGTATTAATGTTTTTGCTTCTTGATTATTTATTTCACTTGATGGCCCTAGCTCATAATCTGATCCTTGAAAATAAGGGTTTTGTTTATCTATACTTGCAAATAATTTTTTGTTTGATTTTATTTTATCTAAAGCTCCTTTTATCGCAATTTTTTCTGGTTCTTCGTATTTAGGGTTTCTTAAAAAGTTTTTAAACTTACCTAAACTAGCCATTTCATCTCTTGATTCTTGAGCCGCCCTATCCGCTGGATTTGTTTTCTTTTTAAATAATTCTTTTTGACCATACTCTTTAAAAAAATCTTCTTTATTCAAACCTGAATATTGACCATAGTCTTTCCAAGCTTGTTCAGCGCCACCCATTTTTGATTTAGCAATTAAAGAAGTTGCTAGTTTTCTATTTGACATATCTTTTAATTGTTGCATTTTCATAGCTCTGTCTAATGGTTGTTTAGTTGCACCTACAAGTTCTTGTAATTTTGTACCACCTGCTGAGTCACCACTAATTAAATTTTGACCTGTTGATAATAAAAATTGTGTAAGAGGATCTGATAAAGGACTTCCACCACCAGCTATAACATCAATTAAACTCATCTTACGTCTTACGTCATCTACAACTCCTTGATCTGTTGGACCTAACGCATACATTTTTCTAGGCTTGATACCAGTCATAATACCTTCCATGACTTCTCCGCCTTTTCTAAACATTGGTCTTTTTAATACTCTGCTCATTATAATCCTTTAATATTAATATTTTGTGCTGGTGGATTAATTAATCTGTAGATACCAGCTAACGTTGATGCTGTTCCAAGTCCTGTAGCTAATGGTGATGGTGTAGGTGTCGGTGGTAAAATGTTTTCTCTACCAGGATATCCTGCAATTAATTGTGTAACACCAGAACCAAATTGTTGAGCTGCTTCTAATGGTTGTAAAGCTTGTCTTGATAATAATTGTTGTTGGGCCGTTAAACCTTGTTGCGCTCTCGCTGCTTGTGCTGCGCCTAAACCTGTTAGTGCTGAGATTTGTTGACCTAGTAATGCAGGTGTCTGTTGTGCTAATCCTAATTGACCAGCTCCTAATGCTTGTTGTTGTTGGAAAGCTTGACCAGCTAAATTTTGTGCTGTGCCAAAACCTTGTTGTAATAATTGTGCTTGTAATGCTGCTCTGTTTCTATCTGATGCTGCTTGATACTCTGCTCTTTGTACACCTTCTCGTCCACCACCAAAAGCTCCAGCACCAATGGCTTGAGCGGCTAATCCTGGTAAACCTTTTTGTGCTTGTACGTCAAATTCTGCTAGTGTTGTATCAATAACATCTTGTTGATACGGAGACATGTAAGCTTGATAAGCAGTAGGACTAACTAAACTTTTTGCTTGTGCTTGAGCTGCAGCTGCTTCGTTTAAAAAAGGTTGAAAGCCAGCAAGACCAGGAGCTAACGCTTCTGCTTGTGTTGTTAATGCACCAGGTCCAGCAACAAACTGTGGACCCATAATAGTAGATAAATCTGTTCCTTTAAACGCACCGGTTGCTTTTGTTAAATCTTCTAAATAATTTTTTGCTGCTGATTCTATAAACTCTGCTGGGGCTGTTCTTACTACTTCTGCCATTATACTTTGCCTCCTGCTTCTAACATTTTCATTTGATCGTACATTCTTTGTGCACCTAGGTTAACGTCTCCATCACCCATGCCTCGTACAGCATCTGCTGTCATAACAAATTCATTGTTTGATAACATTGCTGGGATGTCATCTGCTTTTTCTTTTATCCCAACAGGTGGTATAAATCCACCATTATCTCTTAAATCTAATTCTCTTATACCTTTTGGATTTTGTCTAATAGGAAGCCCCTCGGCACTCGCTGCTTGCATAGCGTTCTCGCTTGCAGAATCTCCTAACGCGTAATTCATTCTACCACCTAAAGCTGCTAGACCTCTTGTTTCTTCAATTTTTCTTTTACTCATTCTCTCAAATTCTTTTTGCGCTGCCTCTGCAGCATCTTTTGGAGATAATCCCATATCTAAATACTTTTCAAAAAGAGCTTCTAATACTCTTTGATTTGTATCATCAGATGCCATTTTTATTGGGATCTCCTCTTCAATTCCAAAGTCTTCTGGTTTTGGTCCAAAAGGATTTACAGGTTGTGTAGGATCTGGTGGTAATACTGGACCGTCAGCAAAACCTATTCTACCACCTTCAGCTTTTTTTTCTTCAAACATACTACTCATATCTATTACATTACCATCATCACCTTTAATCATAATTACGTTTTCCATATCCATAAAATCGGGATGTAGTTTATTTTCCATTATTGTAAGTTTACCACTCATACCATCCGCAACTATTACATATTTATCTTTTAAATCTGGGTTTCGTTCTAAAAAAGCATTTAATCCATCACTGCCCTGTTCTTCGTAAATTCTATTTATTGTATCAGTTTCACTTGTATCAGATTTTCTAGTTATATATTTTGATTCTTTTTCTTTAACACCACCTAATAATCCAGCTAAACCTGCATTTTTAAATCCTACTCTACCACCTACAGCATACTCTGATGTGTTTGCTGCGACAAATGAAGTTACTTCTTCCTCTGATGCATTTGGATTTAAATTTCTATAATATCGTTCTAAATATCCTGATGGATCTCTGGCTATTTCTTCTTCAGCTTGTTCTTCTGTCATACCAAGTGATTGTGTTAAGAAAGTAGATACAGCACCTAAAGTTGCTAGTTTTCCTAGGTTGCCTATTTTACCGTCACCTATACCTAAAGCTCTTGACAATTTGGTACCTTTTCTAAAAACTTCATCTCCAGTATCTACCATCTGTGGTCCTAAAAATTTATCTGCTAGAAAAGCTTTTGAAGCTCCTAAATTTTTTAATACATTTCCTGGATTAAATATTCCCCCAAAACCAGAAGTAGCAACTCCACTTCCAAGTTTTGCACCCAAAGCTCCAAGTCCTGCTGTACCTGCATATAATAATGCAGCTTTACCAAGATCAGAAGATGCAATCTTACTAACTGTTTTAGCTGCTTTTTTAAATGGTTTAGTTACAGCTTTTACTGCTTTACCTAGAAAAAAATTTTCTCTAGGCACGGCGCCCATAATACCACCACCCATGTATAATTGTCTGTTCATCTGTCCTCTTGATATTGTCATAATTTAGCTAAATGTTAAAGCAGGCTTTGATATCCTGTAATTTCCAATCTACTTGGTTTTTGGAAATAAATCAAGGGTTGGCATTATTACTTTAACATCCCTTCTTATCTCCGCTTCTGGCACTCCTTTTGCCTTCCACTCTTCTTCTGTCTTATATTCTTCCCCTGTTTTAAGGTTAGATATAGTTGTTATAATCTCTTTTGGTTTTAGTTCTTGCATTACGTCACTACCTCTCTCGGCTGTATTTGTAATATAGAAGCTATAACGTGCAGCTCATTCGCGTCACTAGCTTGTACTTTTAATATCTCACTTTCTTCCACCACAAGAGGCGAAGTTAAAAGTTCGGTTGTTGCATTAGATGCTATGGATTTAGTCTTAAATAAACTAAATACATTACTAGAGGCATCGGTTAACGTAACTGTTATATTACAGGCAGATCCAGCATCATTTGAAACTAATATTGATTTAACGATGGCAACGTTTGCAGAGGGTGTAGTATACAGAGTTGTATTATCTGTAGTTGTTAAATCGACTTTTGCGTTTACGAAACTATTTGACATTAATTTATAAAGAAGTTTTGAGCGTCAACTTCATCCTTTAATTCTTGTTGATACGTTGTATTTAATTTTTGCACTATACTATCAAGATCTCTAACTTGTGCATCAGCAACATCTTGACTGTATGTTTTACTAGGTCTAGTTAATATTTGTACTATCTTTGCCATTATCTTCTTCCGTCTGGTTGTATGTCTAATCTAAATCCACCAAGTTTCCAATTTTGAGCTGCTGCCGTGTTTGCTATTTTTAATGATACAGCTCTTGCTCTAGCTCTTGTGTCAACTTTAGTTGTTGATGAACTAATTGTAAAAGGACCAAGAGGTGAGCTAGCTTGACTACTATTTGAATAATTTCTTAATTGCAATGTAACTTGAGTATTACCTGTTTGAGATACAAAGTCAGGAATAAATCTTCTAATCTTTGCAAAAAACTCACCGTCACCACCTTGACTAATATCAAAGTCTCCAGATTCTATATTAGAAGTTATAGCAGTTGTAGCAGTAGATGTTACTTGATCTGTTCCAGTTTCGTGTTCATAATAAATAGTGCATCCATCTGTATTTCCAACTACATCATAAGAGGTATTTGAATCAGCATCATAATCAGTAGCATGAGGTAATCCAAAGACTGCTGAGTCTTGCCACGTTGTTCTATCTAATGTGCCTGTTGTCCATATTGGTCTTTCCGGTGAGGATTCAAAATAATTAAACGTTACAACTTTATTAACAACTGTTGATCCTGAAGAACAATAGAACCAATTAATCTCACCAAACAAATTATTTAATCCTGCATTTATAAGTTGATTAGCTGTAGTGTTTAAATCATTAAAAACAAAATCTTCTACTAAACAAGGTAATGATTGAAGAGCACCCGCATATCTAAAGAAACCATTTTCTGAAAACCAATATGCAGCGCCGTCTACTTCTACCGCAGCATTCTGTCCTATTAATCCGCAGTTTGTACCTACCTGTGCAAAACCAAATGTAAAAGGTGGACCAATAAAACGCATAGTAAATAATGCTGTGTCAGTCCAAATATAAATAGCATCACGACCTCTTACTGCTCCCATAATTCTAGATCCATCTGCAAGTCTCTGTGTACCAGCAGTGTTGGTTGCTGTAGGTGTATACGTATTAATATCTTCTTGATTAGAAAATCTAATAAACATTTGATCTTGTGTTGAAGGAGTTCCAATCGTTGTTTCAGTTCCAAAGAATACTAAGTGCCGATCTGGTGTAGATACAATCATATCTCTTGATGCAGTTGGTGCTCCAGAAATAATCGTTGCTCTTGTTGCCGTAGCATTAGATGCGTCTGCATCCCATTCAAAAACTTGTTTGTTGTGTATAAGAGCAATAATTTTATTACCAAAGTTATCAATAGACCAAAGGCCTGGATCAATAGTTAAGTCACCTGATGCAGCCTCGCCCCACGCTACATAATCAGAAGTGTTAGTTATTGTTGCTCCATCCGAGTGACTAGCTGCTGTTGTATTTCTTACACCTCTTGTTACACCTGTTAATGTGTTTGTAGATATACCGGTGTATGATATTTCTTCTGTTCCTATTTGTATGTAATTAGTTCCTGAAGATGGAAAGTTTGTTGCGCTTGTTAAAACTATAGTTGTTGTTGATGAGTTAATAGCCCCATTTAAAGTTGTTGTTTGTGGGTTAGCGACTGTACCACTGTATTGTCCTAAGCCCCAACCAAATCCAGGTAGTTGTTCTGCGGGTCCTACTGGATAATAAATTTGAACTCTAATACCTCCAGATGTTGTAGCACCTGAACCAGACTCATTTGATGCCATTGTTATAGTTATTGTAAGATTGGTCGGTGTAGTTGTGACCATAAATTTTTTATCATCAAAATCAGATGCAGAATAATTAGATCCAGTTATTGTTGTAAAATTATCTAATAAAATAATATCACCAGGAGAAAGACCATGACCTGTAGAAAAAGTTATTGTTACAGTTGGTGATCCATTTGTAGTGCTAAAAGCACTTGTTAAAGTTGTTGTAGATTTAATAGGGTGTATGTCATAAAACACACCTCCTGAGTATGCGTATAATATTCTGTTTGTTCCTATAATAGAGTATTTTACTCCACTACTATTTACAATGTGATGCATGGCTCTAGCCGCACCAGTAAGTTTATTTTCACCTAATTGTGACCACCCACCTATTTTTTCAGGTGTACCATATCTAAATCTAACATTATCGCCACCTACCCACTGACCCTCTGCTTGAGTCTCTGTAATCTGTTTATTGAATCCTGGTAAGAACTGTACTTTTTGTAATGCCATAATATATCATTATACTAGTTTTTGGCCAAAAATATAGTAATTTTAAATAGAGTGCAAGGAGGTTATATATGAATAGGAATACAGGTGCCTCTCTCTATGAACACTGGCTCACCTAGATCTTTTCTATCATACACATCAAAAGCAACACTAATCCTAGGATTTTTAGATAATGTTGTGTCTGTATAATGGGGCAAATATGTAGGAAAAATAATCAATTGACCTGAGATATTTTCTATAGACCAGGCATATCTTTCACAAAGTGAAAGATAGTGAGTAGATGTAGATTCTGCCTGAATAGTTAAATGACCACTTAAGAAGCTTTTTTCAGCGTCCCACAATCCACGATGTTGATGCTTGCTTATTTTTTCATTTTTTCTTAAAACATTAAACCAACAAATAACCCACAAATCATTAGTAGGAATCTGCTTTCCTTTTTCATTAAATTTATTGATACACATTTTAATATTTTTTATTATGTGTTTTTGTAAACCTTCTAGCGCAGGAGACTTTAATCTTAAAAAATTATAGAACTGATATCTTGAGGTTAAACTATTAGCTAAACCTGTGCCTCCATCTCCTGTTGGAGGATATTTATTGATTATCTCTTTTTCTTTTTTTAATAAAAAAGATATAGATTTTTTCTTATTAAACTTTAATGTGTCACTTTTCCAAAACCAATAGGGAACTTCTAATCCTAAAGAAGACTTAATTTTATTTTGTGTAGAGTGTAAATTAACCCAGTTTAAACCTAAACCTGCTTTTCTTTCTTTGACTTTTGTCATTTAACGTTTAAACCAAGGTGGAAGACCTAAATGTGGACGCTTGTCAAACATATTATCCTTTGCTCCTGGAGTCTTACAATTGTTATAATGCAGAAAAACTTGTACGCATTCTTTACCTTTAAATTTTTCTCTCCAATGTTCTAGCTCACAGCCAGAATAAACCAACATATCTCCTGGTTTTAAATCTACTTTAATACCTTTTGCTTTACTGGCTGCTTTAATATTCTTACCATCCGGTGCACCTACATTTTCATCTGGGCTTAAATATATTGGCCAATCATCACCACCAAGATTCATAGTCGTAGATATCTCACAACTAAATCTATCTTTGTGTCTTTTTAATTCATCACCTTTTTTATAGATTCTTGCATAAGTATAAGCTGGATACAATTTAAGTCCTGTCACTTCTTCCATTTTAGGTTGGCATTTTAACATTAAAGTTTCCATAGCAATATTAGAATACTGACTATATGTATTTGGTATTTGTTTATCATCATAGGTTCCAATAATAGTTTCAAAGGGTGAAATGTATTTACGTTCTCTACAAGTATCATATACTTGTTTTTGCATTAAAAAATAATTAGCCACAAAAGCTGCTAGGTCTTTTGATATTGCTTGACGAATAACTGTATATTTATTTTTCTTAAAGCTCATAAAAATCAAATGATAATATTCTTTTTTTAAAATTAATTTTATTAGGTTCTGTAAAATGCCATAAATACTGTGGAACAATCATAATGTCACCCTCAGTAACATCTGGTTTATATAACACGGTCCTATCTTTTTCATTATTCCAAGGTTGAATATAAGTTGTTTTTGGTGAGTCAGTTTTCATATCTAAATATAAAATTCCACAATAACCTTGTGAACTATGATTATGAGGAATGTGATAGTGTCCTTTGTGATACACAACTGACCAAGTTCTTTGTAACTTTATTTTAGAATTATGTTTTGTAGAAATTAAATTAAATTCATCTTTGAATATTTTTAAAAATTCTGTGTTAATATTACATTTATCTCTATTACTATAAAAATTACTTTGTAGCATTTCAGGGTATTTACTTAAAACTTTTTCTAATTTTTTCTTTTTATTTTTAAAATTTACACATTTAATCTTAAAAAAATCTATTTTAAATTTAGGTTCTATCTCGTAATTTATACTAAACATCTTTAGCCATTTCTTTTGGTATAGCTTGGATATTCCAATGTATAAATCTAAACGGTTCAATACCAAAATCTATTGAGAATTCATGTTCTAAATAACCTGGAAATATAATTAATGTTCCAGGTTGAGGTCTAAAGTGAATTAGTTCATTACCATTAAGAATTTCTTTTACATTAGTTTTCATTTTTAATTTTGTAGCTCTTGCACCAGTTCTAGGTTCGTGGAATATAGGAAAAGAAGTTTTTTCATTTGCTTTTAAAAAGTAAAAACCTGATACGTGTTGGTTCCAATGTATATGCGCACTGTGATGACCACCACCTTTTTTAGCAAACTCTTGTACCCACATTTCACTAAATAGTGTTGTGTATTGCTGCATATCAAAACCTTGATGATCTAAATAGTCCCAAGACTTTTGACCAATATAATCTCTAAAATCTCTAAAATTATTGTCAGCCATAATAGTTGTTGAATGATAAGTTCTTCCAAAGTCACCAAACTTTTTTCTATGCGCTTTAGCTTCTGGAGTATTTCTAGCAGCTTTAATATATTTATCAGATGCTTTATTCAAAGATTTTATAAACTCTGGTTTTTGCTCTGACCAAATAGTTGTGTTAAAGTAATTACTTATATTCATTTTTATTTTTCATAATAATTTAAATTAATAATATATCTAATAGGAAATTTAATAGAGGTAATAGCTCTGTGTAAAATATTATTATCAAGTATTAAAATTTTATTTTGCACAGCTTTAA